TCTTAGATGCAGGTACAACAGTTGTTGTAGGTAACGTAACAGTTACTGCGCTAATTCTTCAGACGCAAGATGCCACAACTGCACCAGTTTCTGTTCAGTATGCAGCGGCTGCACGTAACATCTTCTGTAATATTACTAACACAGAGAATGCTACAACGGCTGGCTCGTTTACCTTCGTTATTGAATACGTACAGGTAGCATAATATTATAAAGGAGGGCGTCTAAGTATGACTAAAGTAATTAAAACATCTGTGACGCCCTCTCTATCTAAAAAGCCTAAACGTAATTACCGTAAAGAGTATGACAACTACCACGCAGATCCTACACAAAAGAAAAAGAGAGCATCACGTAATGCAGCGAGGGGTGCTTTAATGACCTCTGGATCTGTAAAAAAAGGTGACGGTAAAGACGTAGATCACAAGAATGGTAATCCTTTGGATAACAGGGGTAAAAATCTATCGGTAAAAACTAAAAGTAACAATAGATCTTTTCCTAGAGATAGGAACGCAAAGAAATTGAGGAGTTAAATAAATGGTTGACCAAGCTGCATTAATAGGAGAACACTTAGGATGGGCTGTAGAAACTGCAGTTACTCTAGGTAACACTGCTACTACACACGTAGTTTGCACTGACGCTAAGATGGTGCTTATTGAGACAAGTCATGATTTAGACATTGGGTTTGCAGCAGCGGAGGCTGATGTTACTGATAATGATATTATGCTTCCTGCTGGTGTACACTCTCTTGTAGTACCTAAAGCAATAGGTAACGCAACTATTTTAAACTACAGACGGGGTAGTGGCAGTAGTACACTAGTTCGTATAGTTTTAACATAACATATATTTAAAGGAGTAATAATAAAATGGCAAAAGAATCTCTTACAGCTTTTCTAAATAGAGAGATAAAAAAGAAAGGAACTAGTCTAAAAGAAGAAAAGGCAAAGGCTAGTAAATACTCCTCTATTTCAGCAGCTAAAAAAGCTGGAAGTCTGTACTATACAAATAAAAAAGGTGTAGTAATGGCTGCTGTGTATGCAGAAGACTTAAAAGAAAAGTTAGGTGCTGGTAAACAATCTGCCCCAATAACTTCTAAAAGTCTAAACGATAAACCCGGCGCTAGAGATGAGCGTAAACCTGATCCTAGTAATCTAGCAGGTAAAGGAGGGCGTGGTACAGGACTAAACTTAAAGATGCCTAGAATGGGTGTCAAACAAAATAAGGGTGGAATGATGAAAAAGAAATCAGGATATGCTGCAGGTGGAATGCCTATGGTAATGAAGAATGGTAAAAAAGTTCCAGCTTATGCTGCTGACGGTGTTGGCAAAATGAACGTAGGTGGAATGGCTAAGAAGAAGCCAGCAGCCAAAATGATGGCTGGTGGTATGACTAAGAAGAAGCCAGCAGCCAAAATGATGGCAGGTGGAATGTCTAAGAAAAGCGGCTACATGTATGGCGGTATGGCTAAGAAGAAGCCAGCAGCTAAGAAGAAGTAGCCTTTGTGCATAACGGGATTGCAGTCTTGTATGTAGTTCTTTAAAGAAAAACATGGTATAACTGTCTTTGGTAACACAGAGGAGATATACCATGTTTAAACGTTTACTTAGCAGAATACAACACAATCAAATGCGTAGAGTAGAATACTGGCAGTTACATAATATGTCAGACGCTATGCTCAAAGACATAGGAATTACACGTGGTGAAATCAAAGACAGGTTCTACAACCAAGAAAAAGTCTGGCGTTAATGCGGCAGGTAATTATACTAAGCCTACTATGCGTAAGTCTCTTGTCTCATCCGTTAAGGCTGGCGGCAAAGGTGGAAGCCCCGGACAGTGGAGCGCAAGGAAAGCCCAGATGGTGGCTAAGCAATACAAAGCTAAAGGTGGAGGTTATACATCATGAAGGGTGTAAAGCATTATAAGAAGGACGGTACTGAGCATAAGGGCAGCACTCACAAGATGCCTGATGGTTCCTTACATACAGGTAAGTCTCACGGTAAAACAAGTGTAAAGTTATTTCACTATAAAGATTTAAGCAAAACAGCAAAGGCTAAAGTTGATGGCGCTAAAAAAACCACAAAAAAGTCTTAAGTCTTGGACAAAACAAAAATGGAGAACTAAAAGTGGAAAACCTTCAACGCAAGGTGCGAAAGCAACTGGAGAACGTTATCTTCCAGCTTCTGCTATTAAAGCTATGGATGCAAAAACTTATAACGCTTCTACAGCAAAAAAGAAAGCAGACACAGCAAAAGGTAAGCAGTTTTCTAAACAGCCTAAAAAAGCTTCTAAGGCTACTAAAGCGCACAGGAGAATAACGTGAGTAAAAACTTAAATGAGAAGCAACAACTCTTTATGCAAGTCTTGTTTGATGAAGCAGGAGGGGATGTAATAACAGCCAAGAAGATGGCAGGTTATTCTGATAGCACTGCTACTCGTTTAATTGTAGAGGGGCTTAAAGATGAGATCTTTGAGGCTACAAAGTCTTACATGTCTAGGCTTGGTCCTCAAGCTGCTGTTGCTTACGGTAGTGCTTTGTCTGATCCTACGCAGTTAGGCATCAAAGAGAAGATGGTAGCTGCAGGTCAGATACTAGATCGTGCTGGCGTAGTTAAGACTGAGAAGGTTGCAGTAGAAGCTTCAGGAGGTTTATTTATTTTACCACCTAAAGAGAAGTGCAAAAAATGTGAAGACGGTAACTGTACGTGTAATTAATAGCTATGAATACTTTTTTTGCTAATAACGACTTAGGTTTTTGGATGTTACCAAAGCCTGACAAAATGAAGAACTGGGAAAGGATACCAAGGCTTGTAAAACCTGTACCTTGGGGGTATCAAGTAGACCCTGATAACGAAAAATGGTTAAACCCAATAGAAAAAGAATTAGAACTATTAGAGCTTGCAAAGAAACATTTAAAGCAGTATAGTTACAGAGAAGTTTCTGCTTGGCTAACTACGCAGTCAGGTAGAAGTATATCTCACATGGGTTTAAAGAAAAGAGTAGACATTGAGCGAAAACGTAAAACAACTGTTAGAATTAAACGTGAGCTTGCCAAAAGGCTCGAAAAAGCCATCTCGCAATACGAAAAGCTCGAAAAAGAAAGAGTTGGCTACTACACCCAAGCAAACTAAGGATGTTTCACGTGAAACAAACAAAGTACCAGCCACACCTATTGCCGCACCATTTGACGTAACTGAAGCACAAAACATCGTTTTTAAACCTAATCCGGGGCCACAAACACAGTATCTAGCATCTAGTGAGAGAGAAGTACTATATGGTGGAGCAGCAGGGGGTGGAAAGAGCTACGCTACACTAGCTGACCCTTTGAGAAGTTTAAACCATAAAGATTTTAGTGGCTTACTTGTACGTCACACGACAGAGGAACTAAGAGAGCTTATACAGAAAAGCCAAGAGTTGTACCCTAAAGCAATACCGGGTATTAAATGGTCAGAGAGAAAGTCTCAATGGGTAACGCCTAGAGGTGGGCGTATCTGGATGAGTTACCTAGACAAAGACCAAGACGTAATGCGCTACCAAGGACAGGCGTTTAACTACATAGCCTTTGACGAACTTACTCAGTGGTCTACACCCTTTGCGTGGGACTACATGCGCTCAAGATTACGTAGTGCAGCACCTGAACTAGGTTTGTACATGAGGGCAACAACTAACCCCGGTTCTATAGGACACCAATGGGTTAAAAAAATGTTTATTGATCCTTCAGAGCATAACAAAGCTTTTTGGGCTACTAATATTGAGACAGGAGACAGACTAGAGTACCCTAAAGGACATACTAAATCAGGACAACCTTTGTTTAAGCGTAGGTTTATACCTGCAAGTTTGTTTGATAATCCTTATCTGTCAGACAGTGGTGACTACGAAACTATGCTTTTGTCTTTGCCTGAACACCAACGCAAACAACTACTAGAAGGAAATTGGGATGTTAATGAAGGCGCAGCCTTTCCAGAGTTCAATAGAAAAATTCATGTTGTCGAACCCTTTGACGTTCCTAATGGTTGGACGAAGTTCAGAGCTTGCGATTATGGTTACGGTAGTTGGACAGGTGTTGTATGGTTTGCTGTATCTCCTTCAGAGCAACTAATAGTATACAGAGAGATGTACGTAACAAAGGTAACAGCTACTGATTTAGCTGATATGATACTAGAAGCAGAGTCAGGGGATGGTACAATAAGATACGGCGTGTTGGACTCATCCCTCTGGCATAAAAGAGGCGATACTGGCCCTAGCTTAGCAGAGCAAATGATTATGAAGGGCTGTCGCTGGAGACCTTCGGATCGCTCCAAAGGCTCTAGGGTTTCAGGTAAAAATGAGATACACCGCCGTTTGCAGGTGGATGAGTTTACTGAGGAACCCCAACTCGTTTTCTTCTCCACCTGCATCAATAGCATAGCACAGATACCAAGTCTACCTTTAGATAAACGCAACCCAGAAGATGTCGATACAAACGCAGAAGACCACTTGTATGACGCAATAAGATATGGTATAATGACTAGACCACGAAGCTCCATATGGGACTTTGACCCTGCAACACAGAGAAGCGGTTTTCAAGCTGCTGATCCTACATTTGGATATTAAGTATGGACCCTGAAGATTTTACAACTGACTTTGAGGCAAACTTAGAGTCTGCTGAATCAGCACACATAGAAGACGTTACTACTGAAGGCATGACTGATCCTAAGGCAGGTCATATTATTGACTTAGTTATGGGAAAGTTCAAGAAAGCAGAAGACGCAAGATTTGTTGATGAGCAACGTTGGATGAGTGCTTACCGTAACTACAGAGGTATATACAATAGTGAAATACAATTTACGGAAGCTGAAAAGTCAAGGGTTTTTGTTAAGGTTACTAAAACTAAAACTCTAGCTGCCTATGGGCAGATTGTAGAAGTTCTTTTTGGCAGTCAGAAGTTTCCTCTTGCTATTGACCCTACTACTCTTCCTGAAGGTGTAGCAGAGACAGTACACTTTGACGCAAACCCACAAGCAGAGCAAGGTGCAGAAGAGTTAAAAGAGACTTTTTCTCCTATGCCTATCTTTGGACCTGAAACTACGCTAGAACCCGGAGACACTATAAACAGTATAAAGAACCGTCTTGGTGGTATGGCTAATAAACTAAAGCCTGTAGAAGACAAACTAATAGAAGGTGTAGGTACATTACCTAGTAGTGTTAACTTTAGCCCTGCATTAGTTGCAGCTAAGAAAATGCAGAAAAAGATACACGATCAATTAGAAGAGTCAGGTGCAAACAAACAGTTACGCCTCAGTTCTTTTGAGTTGGCACTTTTTGGTACTGGTATTATGAAAGGCCCATTTGCTGTAAACAAAGAGTACCCTAGTTGGAATGATGAAGGTGAATACGAACCTACAATTAAAACTGTTCCTTCTACTAGCCACGTATCTATTTGGAATTTCTACCCTGACCCTGATGCTGCAAACATGGATGAGGCGGAGTATGTTGTAGAGCGTCATAAACTATCACGTTCTCAAGTACGTGCATTAAAAGGCAGACCTTTCTTTCGTGATAACGCCATTGAGAAGTCTCTCGGCATGGGCGAAACTTATGAAAAGAAGTGGTGGGAACAGGCAATGGAGGACGATGCCCAAGAGTCCAAAGCCCAGCGCTATGAGATATACGAATTTTGGGGTTATGTAGATACAGAAATACTTAAAGAGCATGATGTAGACATCCCTAAAGAACTAAAAGACTCTGATCAGCTAAGTGTAAACATCTGGGTATGCAACAGTCAAGTTATCCGTTTAGTTATGAATCCATTTAAACCTGCACTTATACCATACTATGCAGTTCCTTATGAGTTAAACCCCTACTCATTTTTTGGCGTAGGTATAGCTGAGAACATGGATGACACACAGACCCTAATGAATGGCTTTATGCGTATGGCTGTTGATAATGCCGTATTGTCGGGTAACCTATTGATTGAAATAGATGAAACTAACTTAGTACCGGGCCAAGACTTAACATTATACCCCGGCAAAGTATTTAGACGTCAAGGAGGCGCACCCGGACAGGCTATCTTCGGCACTAAGTTTCCTAATGTAGCTGGTGAAAACATGCAACTCTTTGATAAAGCTAGAGTTCTAGCTGATGAGTCTACTGGTTTTCCTAGTTTTGCACACGGTCAGACAGGTGTATCAGGCGTAGGACGTACTGCTTCTGGTATTAGTATGCTTATGTCTGCTGCTAACGGGTCTATACGAAATGTAATTAAAAACGTAGATGACTACATGCTTGGTCCTCTAGGCAAGGCTTTCTTTAATTTTAACATGCAGTTTGACTTTGATCCTTCTATAAAGGGTGACTTAGAGGTACGCGCACAAGGTACTGAAAGCTTAATGGCTAACGAAGTACGTAGTCAGCGTCTGACACAGTTCTTGCAGGTAGTACAGAACCCTGCCTTGGCTCCTTTTGCTAAGATGGATTACATCATTCGGGAGATTGCTGTTAGTATGGATCTTGACCCTGATAAGGTTACAAACTCAATGCAAGATGCTGCAGTGCAAGCAGAGATATTTAAACAGTTCGCACAGCCTCTACCAACGCCCCCAGAAGCAGGAGGACCACCTCAAGCGGGTGGACCACCTCAAGGACCATCAGTCCCTCAAGGAGCAGCTCCTACAGGACCGCAAGACATGGGCGGCGGTGGTGGCGGTAACATAGGAATTGGCGCTGCTGCTGCACCGGGCGAAGAAGGCTTTACAGGGAACGTACAATAATGAGTATGGGTAACATAGCAGCAAAGCTCTTAAGTAGTATCTTTCAAGAAGTGGCTACTCCTGTAAAAGCTGTTGGCAAAGGGTCTCAAAAGAAATTTGTAAGAGATGTAAATACAAAGGGAGAAGAAAGAGGGGCTATTGTTATACCTAGAGAGGAAACTATAGCTCCTCTGGTAGCAAGACAAGAACGTGCTTTAGAGTCTACATCTTCTGTCAGTGTCATGCCAGCACCGGGTAAGTTTTTTAATAGACCTGTTGAAATGGGACCGTTAGACCCAAAAAAAGCTACCTCTTATAAGGGGGATCGTATGGCAAATATGTTAGAAGATGCTGACATTGAGTTAGATTTAGAGTTTGGTAACTATATAGTTATGGGTAAAGAACCTAAAGATGTAAGTAATAAGACCTTTCAAAATCTTTTTATTACACCTCGTACTTCTAATAAAGAACTTTCTGGGGGTATAGATAATAAAACTTTAGCTAGAGCAAATGCATATGATGGACCTGACTTAACTTTAAAAAATATGCAAGACAACTATGAGAGAAATGTAGGCAGAAAAGGCACTGTATACAGGACTAATTTAGTTCAGCCAAGTTTATTTTCACTAGCGGGTAATAGGAGATTAAATAACCCTATTGTAGCAGTTCAAGCTATAAGTGGTCCAGAGGCTAAAAAAGAAGCATCTAAAGCCGTTGTAAAAAAAGCACATCAACATTACTATTCTTTAGACATGCAATTTGTTGGACCTGTTAGAATGGATAAAATTACATCTCGTAATAAAGATGGTACAGTACCTCAACCTAATTTAAGACCTGCCACAGTTGGAGACATTACACTAGGTAATGAGATAGGTGAAATAAAATTAGGAAAAAACACACATACTTTATACGACTACATAGAAGTAGACGGAACTAATTCTTTAGCTGATAAAATCCGCAGAGAAGCTAAATTTAATCTAGGTGGACTAGTACAGAGGCCAAACCGATGAGCCAACTAAAGAAACTTGTAAACGATAAACCCTTGTGGGATTCTTTCTGTGATGAGTTAGATCTTCGCATAGAGCGTGTACATACCAATATGGAACAGTCAGACAACTCTAATATGTTATTTAAATTACAGGGCCAGACTGTGGCTTTGCGTTCCTTAAAAAACTTAAGAGCAGAGGTTAATGCTAATGCCTGAACATGATCGCGCACCTTTACAATCTCTTCGCCCTAAAACTCGCAATACATTGGGTATTAATAATGATTTAGCTTTTCTAGGTCAAGAAACGACTGAAGAAGATCCCTCAATAAAATCTTCTGTAGTTCCAACTGATGATCAAATGGAGTCTGCCTTCCCTCCTCCTGAAATGAATTTTGATAGATCTTTAGGAGAAAATAGTTTCTCTAATGACTACAGAATGAACACTGATCCTACAATAGAAGTTCCTACTATTTCTTTTATGGAAAACACTACAGAAGACATTGAGAATAACATAGAATTGCCAGATGATATTACCAAAATAGTAACAGACATAGAAACAGACTTTGATGGAGCAAACCCTACTACTCCTAATGATAAAGCCGCTGAACTAGGTTATATACTTAGAGAAAGATTTGAGGAAGGCCCAAGGAAGATTATCTCAGGGCTTACGCAGCAAGAAAATTTAGACATTATTAATAACTTTTATACTCAGGCTTTAGGTCCAAATCATAAGCAAGATGCTTCTAATATGGGAACAGCTTGGTGTGCAGCTTTTGTAAATCACATACTTACTCAACTAGGGGCTGATACTTTAGGAAAAGGGAAAGATGGTAAGTACAACAGGCTTAGGGCTAACGCATATCAAAATTACGGTACACCTATTTTTAATAGAAATGACAGTTCAACAAGTTTTGGAGATGCCCAAGAAGGTGACTTAGTTCTACTTGATATACCAAAGCCAAACAAAGAAACAGGCGAGCCGGAATATGATGGAATAGTTGATCATGTAGGTTTTTTTGCTGGAAACAGGCTAGAACAAGCACCTAATTTTGCAGGAGGATTCCCAGTTAATCAAGACGCTGGAATTGTAAACGTTTTAGGTGGAAATCAAGCACCTAGAGGTAATTATGTTAACACCAACCGTTATGATCCAGATAATACCGTAAGTGTTAATGCTAAAAGTTATCCTAGTTCGCATGTTTTAGGTATACGAAGAATTACGTATGGAGGTGATGCTTGGCAGATTACCCAAGAGCAAAAAGATGCAGATATTATTTTTAAAAACTTTGATACACGGCCTGATCTGACAGGCGGTTTCTCCCCTTCTACAGATACCACCTACGCCCAAGGAGGGCTTACCAGTATGAACAATCAAACTCAAATGGCTTTTGCACTAGGCGGTGATACACAAGGTATGGCTGAAACGGTAGACCCTATATCAGGCAATGATGTACCACCGGGATCACTACCAGTAGAAGTACGTGATGACATTGACGCTAAACTAAGTGAAGGTGAGTATGTTGTACCTGCTGATGTAGTTCGTTTCTTTGGCGTAAAGTTATTTGAAGATTTACGTGCTGAAGCAAAAATGGGCTTGCAAAAGATGAATGAGGATGGTAGAATAGGTGGTGAACCTGTTCCTATGGACGGTCCTGCAGGTGTACAAGAAGACATGGCACTTAATGGGACAGATGTAGATAAGCTAGAGCAGATGTTTTCTACAGGTGTAGCAGACGGAGGTCTTATAGATAAAATTGTTTATACGGTATCTAACGATAAAACTATTAATAATCGTATGAATGAAAGAGGTATATCTATAGGCTTTGCAGAAGGCGGTTTAAATGTAGGTGCTGAGCCTACACAAATTGATTTACTTATTGACAAAGCAATACAGAACCCTAAAATTATGAAAATGGTAGCAGATAAAATTGGTACTGCTAAAAGCACTACTACAGCAAATCTACAACCTTCTAAAATGCAAGACTCTAATCCTACAGAGGAGATAAAAAAAAATACTATAAAAGCTAATGAAGGTGGCTTCATGTCTGCTTATAGTGAAGGTGGCATTGAATTAGGTTATAATCCTTATGAGTATAAAAGCAAACTAGATTCAAGTTGGCTTTCGGGAGCCTCTCAAGACATTACTTTAACACTTGTTATTGGTCCTGATGGCGTAGAGATACCATTATGGTTAAATCCTTCTTTACCTCTTCCTGATGGTTATAGACTAGTTTCAGAGGTCAATGCAGAAACTGCTGCTAGTAATGCTGCTAGTAATGCAAGTAGTGATCAAGATAGACAAGATAAACGGGACGCAGAGAGGGCAGCGAACGCTCCAAAACCAAAACCTTTTGATTACAAAAATGCTACAGATCAAGAATTAGCAGACTTAATGGCTGGTAATGTTAAAATGCAAAACGCTTCTACACGATTTCTCATGTCACCTGCAGCACCTATAGCATTATTAAGCATGTGGGGTATAAATAAAACCAACACTTTGGCTAATGAAGAACTTAAACGTAGATTAGTTATTACTGAAGAGAGAGGGTTAGACGGTAGATCAGCCTCTATTAAAAATGTTTTGGATGGTAAAAATTCAAATGGTAATCCAATTGACACACGTGGTCCTTTGAGTAGGCTTTTTAATATACCAGTAGGTGAGTTTAAAGGTTTAGTATCGGGACTAGACAGAATAGATTACTCACTGGACGCAGTAGAGGGTGTTGAAGATGGTACAGGCCAGTTTGAAGACTTAGACATACCCAAAGGTACTTTAACTCGTAGTCCTGTTATGATTAAAAACCCTAATTATGCTGGTGGAAAAAGAGGAGCGGAAGAGTTTATCCCCAAAACAGATAGTAAAGGAGATGTAATATATGAAGATGATTCTGCAATAAGATTAGATGGAGCTAAAGTAGATACTAAGAATGCTCTGGCATTTAATCAAGAAGAGCAACAGTTTGACGCAGTTGGCAATCCTATATATAAAAACACTAGAGGTGCAGGTAACTTTATACAAGAATCGTTTTGGTCTCTATTCTCTGGGACAGGAGAAACATACGGTGCTTACGTAGACAGGACAGGAATTGGTGGCACAGAGGAGTACACAGGTTCAGGTAAAAATGGAGTAGGCGTTGGTAAAATAAGCGGTCAAAATGATGCAGGAGAAAAAGACCCTAATAATGTAATAGGCGTGGTAGTAGATAAAAATAACTTTGTAATTAAAGCCAGTGATATATTTCCCAATCGCTACTCTGAAGAAAATAAAAACTTTTACGCTGGAAATGCTACCGTATACAAAGATAAAGGCGGCTATGCCTTTACTAAAAACTTCCTTGGCAAAACAACTTATTTAAAAGATGACAATAACGATCTCATTAAAGACTTTGATGTTAATGATAACACAAAAGATTCTGACTCGTTTGCAAGCGCTGTTATGAATCCTGCAGGTATGAGCAGAAATATGTATCAAGAGGCTTTAGACGCAGGTATGAACCCTAAAAATGCCCCTGACTTTGGAGAGGATTGGGTTGCAGTCAAAAATCCAAACTCCAACACTTGGGGTAAACGTTGGAAGACTGAAGAAGAAAGAGACAGTCCGTCTTCTAGTCCATCTTCTAGTTCATCTTCTAGTTCATCTTCCCTTGGTAGTTTTGCATCTGCTGAAGCTGGAAGAATAGCTAGAAGTCAGGCATCAACTGCTGCTACAAATGCTGCTCAAGCTAAAGAAGACAAGTCAGATGAAAATAGAGCAAAAAGAGAGGCAGAGGCACAGGCCGCTGCAGATGCTTTTCAAGAGGAGTATGATTCAAGTGAGATAGATAGTGGAGAGTTTGCAGGGGCAGATTATGACTATAGCTACGGTAATAAAGGGGGGCTATTTACAAAACCTAAAAAAAGCTACAAGAAGGGTGGCTACGTAACTGATAAGAAAACTAAACAGCGAAAAAGTGGCCTAGCTAGTAGGCTGTAACAAAGGAAATAAAAATGCCAGAACTAACAATTGTAGAAAAGCCTAAAGTAGCAGGTTTTGTTGACTCAAAATATAATAATGCTAATGAGAGGCGTATTGCTGAAGCAGAAGCAGAGCTAGAAGAGCTTGACTCTAAAGACAATAAAGAAGAAGATCAGTCTGAAGTTGTTGAAGCTAAAGAAAGCACAGAGAAAGAGCCTACTACAGGTGAGGAGCGTACCTATAAGAAGCGTTACGATGACCTACGCCTGATGCAACAACGACAAGCTGAAGAGCTTAAGACTATTAAGACGCAGTTAGAGAACTCTAAAGAGCAAGGTATTGTACGTCCACCTAAGTCCGATCAAGACATTGAAGCTTGGGCAGAACAGTACCCTGACGTTGCTGCTATTGTAGAAACTATTGCAGAGAAAAAAGCTCAAGAAAAGTTTAGCTATGCAGAAGATCGTCTAAAGCAAATTGATGAGATGTCTGCAGAGGTTGACAGGGCTAAATCAATGGATTCTATACGTAACTCTCATACAGACTTTGATGACCTTAAAGAGAGCGATGAGTTTCATGATTGGGCAGGAGAACAGCCTAAGTGGGTACAGGATGCTTTGTACGAAAATCAAGATGACCCACGTTCTGTAATACGTGTTATTGATCTTTATAAGTCAGACAAAGGCATGGACAATAAGTCACGTAAGAAAGCAAGCAAAGAGGCAGCTAAAGCGGTAGTTAACAAACGTGCTACTAAACCTGAGACTGTATCTACTGATGGGGCTTTTAGTGAGTCTCAAGTTAAACAGATGTCTGACAAGGACTTTGAAGTAAATATGGATGCTATTATGGAATCCCAGCGCAATGGAAAGTTTCTTTATGATCTTTCTGGGGGTGCAAGGTAAATAATTTGAAATAAACACTTGACACTCATAGTTTTTCAAGTATAACTATGGGTGTTACTACTACTAAAGATAAAGCCCTACTTCAAGTAGCTACCTTTTATCATTAGCAAAACTAAGCAAAACATTTTAGTTAAGACCTACCTGAACAAATACAGGCCCGTTATTGTAACGCTACCCTAGAAAGTACAGCCTCTTGAACTACTGTTTTAGCTTAATTAAACCTAAGCCAAAAACATTTAATGGAGGACATACTCATGGCTTTTACAACCGCAACAGGTTATGGCAATTTACCCAATGGTAATTTCAGCCCAGTAATCTATTCTAAAAAAGTACAACTTGCATTTCGCAAGTCTAGTGTCGTAGGCGCAGTAACGAACTCTGACTATTTCGGTGAGATTTCTGCACAAGGCGATACGGTTAAAATTATCAAAGAACCTGAGATTTCTGTAAATTCTTATGCACGTGGCACAAATGTCACAGCACAAGATTTAGAGGACGCCGATTTCTCCTTAACCATTGATAAAGCTAACTATTTTGCTTTTAAGATGGATGATATTGAGGAGGCGCATTCGCATATTAATTTTATGCAACTCGCAACAGATCGTGCTGCTTATCGTCTTGCTGATCAACATGACCAAGAAGTTCTTGGCTACATGTCTGGTTATGCTCAAAGTTCTTTGCACAGTAAAGCTGATGCTTTAAACACTGCAGTAAATGGCTCTAAGGCTGTTACTACTGCAGGTGCGAATGAATTGCTTGCATCCATGCAGCTTCACAAAGGTGACTTTGGGAATATTTCTACTACGTCTGCTGGCACTCACTCAATTCCTGTGACTGCACGTATGCCGGGTGCTACATCCCTACCAACTGCTACCGTTTCACCTGCAATGATTATTGCTCGTATGAAGCGTGTACTTGACCAACAACAGGTTGACTCACAAGGTCGCTGGTTAGTGGTCGATCCAGTATTCATGGAAATCTTAGCTGATGAAGATTCACGCTTCATGAATGCCGATTTCGGTGAATCAGGTGGTTTGCGTAACGGTTTGACCGTAGCTAACTTCCACGGGTTCCGGGTATACTCCTCATCCAATCTTCCTGCGCTAGGAACTGGACCGGGTACATCAGGTACAGCCAATCAGTTGACTAACTTCGGTGTTATCGTAGCTGGTCATGATTCTTCTGTAGCAACTGCTGAGCAGATCAACAAAACTGAAACATATCGTGACCCTGACAGCTTTGCTGACATTGTTCGTGGTATGCACTTATACGGTAGGAAGATTCTTCGCCCTGAAGCAATCGTCACTGCTCGTTATAACGCAGCATAGAGGAGATATAAACTATGGCTACTTTTGACATGACTTCCAGTGTTACTGCTGGTGTTGGAGCAAACGTTCTTGCTGTTCCAACTAATGTTGGTAACACTGTACGAACCGTTGAAGCAATCTTAGATATTGATGCTATGATTGCTGCTGGTGCTACCATTGCTAATGGTGACATTTTCCAACTACTTGAAATCCCTGCTGAATCAGTAATTGTTGCTGCTGGCGCAGAGATCATGAAGTCCTTCACTGCAAGTTGTACTTGTAATGTTGACTTCGGTGGTGGAGATGACATCATTGACGGTGCTGCACTTGACGCTGCTGCTGGTACATACCTTGTAAAAGGCAGTAATGGCGAAGCTAATATCGTAAACACTGGTGCTGCATCTACTTTTGCTGCTGAAGCACTTGCTGTTGTTGGTGCTGCAGATACCATTGATGTTGTTATCGCTGGTGCTGCTGCTGCTACTGGACGCTTGCGTGTCTATGCAGTAGTTGCAGATGTTTCAGCCGCAATGACTGAGGCTGCTTCAGCCCAGCGTGACTTGCTGTAACACTACACTAAACTTTGGGGCTGGCATAACGCTGGCCCCATTGCTGCATTTTAAGGGGTTACAATGGCGCTCACATTTCTTTCATTAACAAATGAAGTTATTACTCGTATGAATGAAGTGTTACTTACTTCTTCTAGCTTTACAGATGCTAGAGGTGTACAGATACAATGTCGAAATGCTGTAAATGAAGCTATACGACATATCAATCAAAAAGAATTTGCATACCCATTCAATCACGCTACTAACTCTTCAACATTAGTTCCCGGTGTAGTTCGCTACAGTTTGCCTTCTGATGCTAAGCATATAGACTACAATACAGCTAGAATAAAAAAAAGTACAACCCTTGGCTCTTCAGGAGTTAATTTATCAAAGCTTGATTACAATGAATACATTGGCAAAGAGTATGCAAACCAAGAAGATGAAGTTGTTTCTTCAACATTAAATGGTACGCACACTGACTCTGTAACCACAATAACGCTTTCTTCATCTACAGGCTTTGCCGCTGAAGGAACTATTTTTGTTGGTAGTGAACAGATTAAATACACTGCAGTATCTGGAAATACTCTTACAGGCTGTACTAGAGGTGCTAATAGTACTACTGCTGCTGCATACAGTAGCGGAGTAACGGTAACTCAGTTTGATAATGGGTCAATGCCTCAGTTTATTGTTAGAACACTAGATAATAACTATTTACTTTTTCCCTTTCCTGACAAAGAGTATGTTTTATTTTTTGATTACTTTACGTTTCCTTCTGATCTTGTCGCTCATGGAGACACTACTACTATACCAGATAGGTTTAAACCTGTTATTACAGACGGTGCTACTGCTTTTGTGTATCAGTATAGGGGTGAGATGAACCAGTATCAAATAAACTATGACAGATTTGAGCAGGGCATTAAGAATATGCAGAGCTTACTTATCAACAAATTTGAGTATGTAAGATCTACAGTTATACACCGAACAACAGGTTCTAGTGCTGGGTCTATGATGTAATGCCAGATAGTTCTCAAATACAACCATCCGCTTTTAATTGTGAGGGTGGCTTAGTTCTAAATCGCTCTAGCTTTTTGATGCAACCCGGCGAGGCTTTAGTTTTAGAAAACTTTGAGCCTGACGTTGAGGGTGGCTACAGGAGAATAAACGGCTACCGTAAGTTTGTTAACGCTATAGTTCCACAGACCTCTTCATCTTCTGAGAAAATAATAGGTGTTGCTAACTTTGCAAACAAAGTAGTAGCAGCTAGAGGTGAGAGAATATACAATGCGGGATCTAGTGAGGTATCTACTACTATAGCTGCTAATGAAACTATGTCAGGTTCTGGAGTAATTAAAGTAAACTCAGTAGCTGGATTTACTTCTAGTGGCACAGTACAAATTGAAGATGAAATCTTTACATACACAGGTATTAGCGCTACGGTATCTCCTAATCAACTCACTGGAGTAACTAGAGCAACTTCTAGTACAACTGCTGCAAAACATCTTGGTAATGTAGTAGTATCTACTACGTGGACACAGATTGATACTGGCAGGACTAATGCAGCTAAGTATAGGTTTGAACGTTTTAATTATAATGGCACTGATAAAATTATTTTTGTTGATGAAGTAAATGCACCTGTAGTTTTTGATAGCTCTTTTAATGCAGTAGATGTTAGTAACTCTGCAGTTGCAGGTTCTAAGTTCATAGCATCCTTTAAAGACCACATGTTTTATGCAGGTAAATCTACCACACCAGAAGAGCTTACATTTAGTGTACCTTCTGATGAAGATGATTTTACTTCTGGTGATGGTGCAGGTAGTATTAGAGTAGACGATACTATTACAGGACTTAAAGTATTTCGTGACGGGTTGTTTATTTTCTGTGAGAATAGAATATTTAAACTTACAGGAGTTGGGTCATCTACCTTTGCAATCACCCCTGTTACTAGAAATATAGGATGTCTTAACGGAGATACTATTCAAGAATTTGCAGGTGACTTAGTGTTTCTTGGGCCTGATGGTTTAAGGACGGTAGCTGCTACTGCAAAGATTGGTGACACAGAGCTTGGTACAATTAGTAAGAACGTACAGTCTATCTTTGATGCTAACATTAGAGACTCCGCATTATTTGAAAGCGTAGTCATAGCTGACAAAACGCAGTACAGAATATTCTTTACTAAAGACGGTCAGGCAGAAGGTATTACAAGGGGTGTTGCTTGTGTCTTGAAAGCTAATGGCTATGAGTTTGCTGAGATAAGAGGGATAAAACCTACTGCTACAGATACTTTTGTAAGTGCGGGTGACGTAATTGTATTACATGGAGACTTTAGCGGTTTTGTTCAAAGACAAGAGAAAGGTAATACCTTTGATGGTACTCCTGTACTTGGGAAGTACAGAAGCTCTGACTTATCTTTTGGTGATACTGGTATCCGTAAGCATATGCAAAGAGTTATTATTAACTACAAACCTGAGTCAGCTATTGCCGCTGAGTTATTAGTACGATATGATAATGAAAATTCCGACTCCACTAGACCTAATCCTTATGTATTAGATTCCTCTGAAGTTGCTGCACAGCTTGGTAGTGCCTTGTTTAGTACTGCAGGTGGTGCTGTTAGATTTGTTTTTGGTGGACCTTCACAGCCCCTTATAAGACAGTCAGTAGAAGGTTCAGGTTTTTCTGTTGTGCTGAGAATAAATGATGGCGGCGAATCTGCCCCGTACTCACTTAAAGGTTTTCAGTTAGAATATCAATTAGGAGCAAGACGTTAAATGGGCGCTACATACACAAGACAATCAAACTTTACTGATGGCGATGTCATTACAGCAGACTTGTTTAACAATGAGTTTGACCAACTTCTAGCTGCATTTGCTTCTAGTACTGGACACACACATGATGGTACTGCTGGTGAAGGTGGTCCTATTACTCTAGCTGCAACAGATACTCTTACTGTGGGTACAAATGCAGGTGACGTATCTATTGTTTTTAACGGCGGTAGTAATGACGGTACACTAAAGTGGATGGAAGATGAAGACTACTTTGAGTTTTCTGATGATGTACTTATTGCTACCAATGAGAAGATACAGTTTCGTGACACTGCTATATTTATTAACTCTAGTGCTGATGGGCAGCTAGACATTGTAGCTGACACAGAGATACAAATTGCAGCTACTACTATTGACATAAATGGTGCCGCAGACATCTCAGGTAACTTAGCTGTAGGTGGTAATCTTACAGTTGCAGGAGATGCTACAGTAACTGGTACTACAACGTTTAATGGTGGTACAATTACTCTTGGTGATGCAGTTACAGATAACGTTGTCTTTGGTGCAGATGTAAACTCTAGCATTATTCCTAATGGTGTTGCTGGATCATTTGACTTAGGTTCTTCAGGTCAAGAGTGGCGTGACATATTTATAAATGGTACAGCACACATTGATACTCTTGATGTAGATGAGAACGCTACGGTGGCAGGTACTCTAGGTGTTACAGGAGTACTGACAGGTACATCTTTAGACATCTCAGGTAACGTAGATATTGATGGTGTAACGAACTTAGATGCTGTAGATATTGACGGGGCAGTTCAACTAGATGCTACACTTACCGTTGGCGCAAATGATCAAGGCTACGATGTAATTCTATACGGTGACACTGCATCTGCTAATATAACTTGGGATACTTCAGCAGACGATCTTATTTTTAATGGGGCTGCAGGTCTTATTGTGCCTGATGGGCAATTCACGTTAGGTTCTACCGCTGTTACAAGTACTGCAGCAGAACTAAACGTTCTTGACGTAAGCAACAGTACAATAGGTGATCTAGCTGAGATAAGTAC